TTTGCAAACAGTGACAAACTATCCCGTTAATGCATTGAGTTTTAAAAGCAAAAACTCAAACACGCGATATCATCCAAACGAAAAGCCGGAGGCGCTGCTGCGGTATCTGATACGCACATACACCGACGCGGGAGACATGGTGCTCGATAACACGATGGGCAGCGGGTCGACATGTGTTGCGGCGGCTATCGAGGGCAGACGGTACATCGGTATTGAGAGAGACGACAAGTACTATGACATAGCCTGCGTGAGAGTGACGGAGGCGGAAAGGCAGGTGCGCATTGACACGTAAGCAACTTGAGGAATATCGCTCGGTCAGGCGAGAGATCGCGGAGGAAAAGGCGCGGGTCGCTGAAATCCGCGGCGGCAAATCAAAAGCGATTGCGCGAGAGATAGACCGCAAGCTCAACAGGCTTGAGCGGCAGCAGGCGGAGGTTGAGAGATTCATCGGGGCGATTGACGATTCTCTCGTGAGACGTATTGCGGTTGCGCGATACATCGAGTGCCGCTCATGGGAGGGAGTCGCACGCAAGCTCGGAGGCGGCAACACGTCCGACGGAGTGCGCAAGATATGGCAACGATGGGCGGGACGGAATCTACACTAACAAAAGCTCGGACGAGTGCGGACTGATAATCTGTCCGTTCGCGTCCGATTTTGTTTTGTAAAATATTAACAGCCGAGATAGATGGGAGGGATACACGCACGTGCGAGATAAGTTTTATGATTCAGCCGCGTGGAAAAAGAAGCGGGCGAGAATCCTTCGGCGGGATGGATATTTGTGCGTGGAATGCAAAAGATATCACAGGACGGACAAGAGCGGTAATCCGGTGCGGGCTACGGTGGTGCATCACATTGTGCATCGAGACGAGGACCCGAGCTTATCTCTCGTCGACAGCAATCTTGAGTCGTTGTGCGAGGCTTGCCACAACAAACGGCATCCGGAGAGAGCAAGAGGACCCCGCCCGGTCGACGAAAAAATTTGATACCGCTTCCCTAATGGCAACGGGGACTTTTTCCCCCTCCACGCGCGGGCGCGCGCGAGAGTTGGGATTGTGAAAGGAGGTGCGAGATGGGAAACGCGATTAACAAACCGAGCGTGATTGCGAGAATGCGGGCGCTCGGAACTTACAAGCAGGAGTTTGAGCCGACGATTGACAGATATGTTGCGCTGCAAAAAGAGTACAAAAAATTATATACCTCACATCGTGACGGGGGTTATGATTGCGAGGTGTCGACGCCTTCGGGGGTTAAAAAATCGCCGACTGTCTCCGCCCTGGAATCGCTTAGGCGAGATATTTTGAATCTTGAAGACGCGCTGGGACTCACGCCGAGAGGGCTTTTAAAACTCAATGAAAAAGCGTTTGAAAAAACAAAAAAGCCGAAGGTTGACGGGTTGATATGACGGGCAAGTATGCCGCTGTTGTGGAGGCGTATGTTGATGATGTTATCTCCGGGCGGAAGATTGCTTGTGTTGAAACTCGGCAGGCTTGCGCGAGATTCCGGCGTGACGTTTTGTCTGATAAATACGTTGTCGACTGCGGCGAGGCGGACTATGTGATTGAGAAAATCGAGACTCAATTTGTGCATCGAAAAGGCGAGGACTTTGGAGGTGTGCCGCTCAAGGGAAAGCCGCTTATCCTCGAGCCATGGGAAAAGTTTTGCATATACGGTATGCTCGTGTTTTACGATCCAAAGACGGGACTGCGGAGGGTGCAAGAGGCGTTTATTTTCATCCCGCGAAAAAACGGGAAGACGCTGTTTGTTGCCGCTCTTGCCTGGGCGCTTGCGCTTCTCTCCGTCAAGTCGGGCGCGACTATTTACATCGTGGCGGCGGCTCTCCGTCAGGCTATGGAGTCATACCGCAACATTGAGAATAATCTGACTAACCACATATACGACTCAAAGGACGAGGCGGAATCGGAGGGGTGGCGAATACTTGACAACAACAACGTACACGCTATCTCTAACGAGCATATCGGCGGCGGGTCCGTATACATCGAGGCTCTTGCGGCGAATCCCGATAGACAGGACTCGCTCAACTGCAACATTGCGATTGCGGACGAGATACACGCTTTTAAATCGGCTAAGCAGTACAACATTATCCGCGAGGCGATGAAAGCTTACTCAAACAAGCTGATGATAGGCATATCGACCGCGGGAGACGGAGGGCGGCACACCTTTTGCGCTCAACGTCTCGCGCTATGTCAGCGGATTTTGAACTCGGATGCCGAAGACGTTTACTCCGACAGGCTGTTTATCTTTATCTGCAAAGCGGGGGAAAATGAGGACGGAGATGTTGATTATCTCAATCCCATGGAGCATGAGGCGGCGAATCCTAACTACGGTATTACAATCAGACCCGAGGAGATGCAGGCGGCGGCGCTTGAGGCACAGAACGACCCGCAACAGAGAAAAGACTTTATACAGAAATCGCTGAACGTATTTGTGTCTTCGGCGAGGGCGTACTTTAATCTTTTTGAGTTCCAAACGTCTGACCGAAAATACAACTGGACGATTGACGAGCTTGCAAAACTGCCTATCAAGTGGTACGGCGGCGCGGACTTGTCGAAGCTATACGACTTGACGGCGGCGGTGCTTTACGGGGTGTACGACGGAGTGAATGTCATAATCCCGCACTGTTGGTTTCCTGTGACCGCCGCAGAGAAAAAGGCGGACGAGGACAACATACCGCTCTTTGGTTGGCAGGATGAGGGATGGCTCACGATGTCAAACGGCAAGACCGTCAACCATGCGGAGGTTGTGGAGTGGTTTATCGAGATGAAACGGCGCGGATTTAAAATCGCCGAGGTTGGGCATGACCGCAAATTCTGCCGCGAGTATTTTGTGGCGATGAAGAAAGCGGGATTTAAAATAATCGACCAACCGCAGTATTTTTACAAGAAATCCGAGGGATTCCGTTACATCGAAAATGCGGCTAAGAATGGCGAACTATACTATCTCCACTCGGATGCATATGAGTATTGTGTGGAGAATGTACACGCCATCGAGAAGACCGATGACATGGTGATGTACGACAAGGTTGACGAGAACACGCGAATAGACATTTTTGACGCGAGTGTTTTTGCCTGCATGAGAATGCTTGAAAACCTCGGTCGAAACGCTGTAGAGTGGGACTAAACGAAAACGGAGGTATTATGAAACTAACGGACAAAATAAAGAAACTGTTTATCCGGCAGAGGGACGCTCCCCGCGCGGTTGGGATTGTAACTCAAACGGACTGGGATTTGCTCTTTGCGGGCGGATATGTGCCGTTATACTCCTGTCCCGAGGTGGCTATGTGCGTTGACGCGATTGCTGACTTGGTGTCAAACATGACGCTGCGGCTTATGCGCAACACCGACACGGGGGACGTGAGAGTGGTGAACGGACTTAGCAGGGCGATTGACATCATGCCGAATGCTTATCAAAACCGAAAGGCGTTTGTTTACAATATCGTGTCGACTTTGCTCACTGTCGGCAATGGCAACTGCGTTGTGATCCCGGAGTTTGACGCAGACGGAAATCTGCTGTCGCTTATGCCGGCGCGTCCATCCTCGGTGATGTTTGACGACTTGCCGGACGGAGGATACAAGATACGTGTGGGGCAGACCGTTTACTCGCCGGACGAGATTTTGCATTTTGCGATAAATCCAGACCCGGAACGCCCTTGGGTTGGGCGCGGACGGTCGGTGTCTCTGTCCTCAATCGTGGACTGCATTAACCAGGCAAACGCGACGAAAACCGCGCTCCAAAAGTCACCGGCGCCATCCATCGTGATGAAGGTTGACGGACTGACGGAGGACTTATCCACACGGGACGGACGGCAAAAAATGATAGACCGTTTTGTCGACTCTAACGACAGAGGGGTGCCGTGGATTATCCCCGCGGAGACGATGGAGCTGCAGCAAATTAAGCCTTTGACCGTATCCGACCTTGCGATCAAAGAAAATCTTGAACTCGATATCAAGCGAATAGCCGGTATCTATCGAGTGCCTGCGTTTATGGTCGGGGTCGGGGATTTTAACCGTGATGAGTACGATAATTTTATCACGACTACCGTTATGTCAATTGCACAGGTTATTGAGCAGGAGCTGACGCGCAAGCTGCTATACTCACCCGACTATCACATTACGTTTAATCCGCGCTCTCTGCACTCATACTCGATAACGGAGCTTGTGAGCGCGGGCAAGGAGCTTGTCGACCGTATGGCGATGAGACGTAACGAGTGGCGAGACTGGCTCGGTTTGTCTCCCGATGAGGACATGGAGGAGCTGCTCGCGCTTGAGAACTACATCCCTGCTGACCGGCTCGGGGACCAGAAAAAACTGAAAGGAGAGGAAGACAACGGCGATGAATGAGAAAATCGTGCGAACGTGCGGCTGCGAGTTTAGGACGTCCGAGGACAACAACGAGCGCGTTATCGAGGGATATTTTGCGGTATTTAACGACAACTACAACCTCGGTGAGAATTGGGACGGATTTGCTATGACCGAGTCGATTGACCGCGGTGCTTTTGACAAGTATCTCGGCAACGACATCCGAGTTTTGGCGAATCACGACACTACGCTTGTACTCGGACGCACTAAAGCGGGGACTGCAACTATAACTGCCGACGGGCGCGGTGTATATGTGCGATGTGTTGTGAATCCCGAAGACGCGGACGCGATGAATGTATATGCGCGGCTCAAGAGAGGGGATGTCTCGCAGGCGTCTTTTGGCGGGTACATCCGTGACGAGACGCGCGAGGTCAACACCGTGGCAAAGACCGTACACTACACTTTGCGTGAGATAGACGTTTTTGAGTTTTCTGTCTGCACCTTCCCAGCTTACGAGGCGACGGAGGTAGGGGCGCGAGGACGAGAAAATGCGGACTTACTCAGGCGATGGAAGACTGAGATGAAAGAGAGGTACAAGAAATGGCACTGAGACAGATTTTGATTACACGCCGTCTCAAGGAGATTGAGGCGGAGCGCACTGCACTTAACGCGGATATTGCGGCGGTCAGCGAAAGACGTGTGAAATGGCAGGCGAGAGAGGCGGCGGCTGTTGCGGCACTCGATGAGATTAACGACAACACTCCGGCGGAAGAGCGCGCTGCTTTTGAGACGGAAACAAAAGAGATTGAGGCGGAGGACGCCGCCATCCGTGCGGACGAGGAGAAAAACACTGCTCGTGCTGCCGACATGGACGCGGAGGAGAAAAAGCTGAAGGATGAGCTTAGTGAGATTGAGACACGCGCGGCTCGCTCCGGCAAACAGACTCCGGCAGAACCGAAAACACAAAAAACTACTATGAGAGGGGATATCACTATGGACAGATACAATGCAGAGTACAGGGCTAAGATTGCGGGCGCGTGGAAGGATGAGGGAGTAAGACGCTGGGTTAGTGAAACTCGCGATCTTGCTATCCGCGGCATTACCAACACCTACCTTGCTGTGCCGACCGTCATGCTCCCGATACTCCGTGAGAGAATCACAAATTACTCTAAGCTGATGCCGCTTGTGACGGTCAAGACTATCACGGGAGAGGGCAAGCAAAACATTATCGGTGCTGCACCCGAGGCTGTTTGGACTGACACGGTGGGCAAATTTAACGAGCTTGCTTTTGCACTGACGCAGGTCAAAATGGCGGGCGAAAAGGTCGCGGGTCACATACCTGTGCCGAATCCCTACCTCCAGGACAGCTCCGAAGACCTTGCGGCGCTTGTAGTCGATATGCTCGGTCAGGCGATAGGACTTGCGATTGACAAGGCTATCCTCTACGGCACCGGTACAAACATGCCTGTCGGAATTGTGCCTCGTCTTGTTGCGGCTACATCTCCGGCTTGGTGGGGCGCATCGACTGCTCCGACATTTACCAACCTCAGTACAACACACGTCGGCAAGCAGTCCGCAACATCCGTGACGGGAAATGCGCTGCTCAAGGAAATGCTTAAGATACTCGGCACCGTCAAAAACGTATACAACATGGGCGGCGAGGAGAAGACCTGGGTTATGAATCCTGCGACATGGGCATCGATTAAGGTTGACACTCTTGCATCCAACGCTGCCGGTGCGCTTGTTGCCGGAGTAAACAACACCATGCCTATACTTGGCGGCAACGTAGTTGAGCTGACGTTTATGCCGGAAAACGTTGTGGTCGGCGGTTACTTCGGGCAGTACCTCCTTGGTGAGAGACGCGGTGTTGAAATCCGTAAGAGCGAGCACGTGAAATTTCTCGACGACCAGACTGTGTTTGCCGGTGTTGCAAGATACGATGGCAGACCGATTGCGGGCGAGGCGTTTGCGGCATTTTCCCTTAACACTACCGCCGTATCGGGAACTGCGGTAACATTTGCCCAGGACACGGCTAATGCGGCGTCGGAGGGTACCTAAGAGCGAGAGGTGAGGAGGTCGGCGTATGATTGAGACTATACTCGCGGTCGTCAAGGGGCGGCTTAACATACTTGAGTCGGACACTGCTCTTGACTCGTACTTGACGGAGCGCATAAAGGCGGTTATCGGGGAGCTTAGCGAGGCAGGGATACATCTCCGCAACTCGTCGCGGGATATAGTCTTTGCCGCCGACTATGTATGCTGGCAATACTCCAACCGCGACAAAAACGAGCCTATGCCCGACTGGCTGAGATTAGCTCGTCGGGAGCGGTGGCTCTCGGAGGTTAGATGTGATACTTGATCGGGGCATATTGAGGCTTTGCCGTACACCGGAGGACGCGGGGCGAAGCGGGGACATGATGAGCGAAGAACTCACGGAATACCATGTGTGCTGGTACGGAGAGCGTACAGTCGGAATGAGCAGGTATTACGCGGCTCAACAGGCTAACTCACGCATTGACCGAGTTGTGAGGATACGTGCCTTGGGGGTAGATGTCAGAGCTGACGACGTGGCTATACTCGGCAAGGAGAGATATCGAGTCTTGCAAGCTCAATATCTCCGTGATGAGGACGCGGGATGTGAGGTTATTGACTTATCGCTTGAGAGGGTGGGATATCGAGATGGCAACAATTAAGGATGTACGAGACGCGCTCTTGACTGTGGGCGTGCCGGTTTATCATTTTGTTGCGCCGGAGCAAAAGCCGAGTCAATTTATAATTTGGGGCGAGACCTCGATTGACACTGTGCTTGACGCCGACGACGAGCCGGAGATAATGCGCCCGAGAGGGATTATCTACTACTACACATCGGCGGAGTATGATGAGGTTGTCGGCAAGATGATTGACGCTCTGATTGATGCGGACGTGTCTTTTGCCGTGACGAACATCGGACGCGACTTTGACCTGCGGCTTATCGTATATCAGATAGACTGGAGTGTTGACTGTGGCACTGGCGAAATTTATTGAGTCGGACGACTTTACAATGCCGATTGCGAGGGCAGTTGCCGAGTTTCCCGAGATCGCGGACGACACTCTCCGTGTGGGAGCGGACATCATTGCGGACGAGATGAAAAAGCGTTTGCAGGGTGAGCTTTTGCCGGAGTCGAGAGCGGGGGAACTTGTGCAGCACTTTGGCATCACTCCAATGCAGCGCGACAAGGACGGCAACTACAACGTGTCTATCGGTTGGGGTGGTTATCAAGAGCCGCCTTACGGCAGATTCCCTCGCGGAGTACCGTTTATGCTGATCGCGAGGTCGTTTGAATCCGGCGCTGTGCGGGGCGGTCGATTTAAAATTGACACGTCCACAGGAAAAAGAAAGAAGAAAACCGCTCGGGAGCTGAGGGGGCAATACTGGCGAGAGCCGACACACTTTGCGTCTAACGCCGTCCGTGCGGTCAGGGGCAAGGCGCTCACGGCGATGGAAAAATACGCTGAAGAGCGGCTTGCGGAATTAAAAAAGAAATGAGGTAATACTATGGCAAAGGTTAGCTTTAGATCGCCGAAATACGTGCCTGTGACTGTGTCGACCTCGACTGCGGGGGTTGAGACCGAGACGCTCGGAACCACGGTAAAGGTACTCGGCAAAGGAATCAATATGAATACGACCATCAACACCTCCGACGCTGAGTTATACGCCGACGATGGACTTGCGGAGTATGACACGGAGTTTGTTGACGGAGACATGACGCTCGAGGTTGACGACCTTGACGACGCGGTCGAAAAGGATCTGCTCGGCGCGAGTGTGGGAACAGACGGAGATGTGCTCAGCAAGTCGACGGACGTTGCGTCTTATGTACGTGTCGGCGGAGTTATCGGACGCGTCAAGTCGGGAGTTAAGCAGTATCGTGCGGTTATCTATCTGCGCGTCAAGTTTGGCATACCCGCGGACAATTTTGCGACTAAGGGACAAACAATCACTTACGGTACGTCCTCGCTCACGGGTCGTGTGTCGAAGAACCAGCGTGACGAGTGGAGGTACAAGTCTAAGTGGGTTGACACTCCCGATGCGGCGGCGGCTCTGCTTGACGAGAAAATTGTAGCTACGTCGTCCATGCTCTCGGGCGCGGCTTGATAGGAGGACGGGATGAACGTAATCAAATTAGACGGCGTTGAGTACGCTCTCCGCTGCGACATCAACGTGATTGAGAAAATCGAGGGCAAATACGGCTCGCCTGAGAAGCTGTTTGAGAGCGGCATTGCGGGCGTCAAGGATGTTGCGGCTTGGATGATAAACGAGCACAGATACTACGTCGGCGAGAGGGACACAATAACTCCCGACTACATCGGTGCGCGGCTGACTTATCCCGAGTACACTGCTATGTGCGATGCGATTGTCGCTGAGCTTGCGGACTGCATGAAAGCAAAAAACTGAGACGGCGCGGAGGTGGCGAACGTTGGGAACCTATAGTATTTGACCGTGACGGTAACGAGACGGTTGACGAGGGTGAGCGTTTGACAGCTTCGCGCCTTCGCATTTTAGCGGTGAAAAACTTAGGATATACACACACGGAGGCAGGATTTAGGCGCGCGGGGGCTATCATTGACGAGTACATCGACTATGCGGACATGATAAGCGAGGCGCGGGAGGACAAAAGTAATGATGATATTTTTGACTGAGAGGGGGTGCGGTTGTGGCGGACGGAGCGAAATTTAAGCTATACGTCGAGGGTGAGAAGGAATTTAAAACGGCGATAAACAATATCAACTCCGTGCTCAAGGTCAACCGATCGGAGCTTAGTCTGCTTGCCGAGCAATACAAGGTGACGGAAAATCCGATGGAAAACCTCAAAGAGCAGCAGGCGTCGCTCTCGGGGGCAATGGAGCTGCAGGCTGAAAAATCGCGGCAGATTGCTGAGCAGATCGGCAAGACGGCGGAGGTGTACGGCGAGCAGGACGCGCGGGTAAAAAGTCTCGTAATTGCTTACAACGAGAGTGAGACGGCGCTTGCTAAGTTACAGACGAAATACAAAGACGCGACTGCCACTATATCCGACGCGGAGACTGCTATGCGGGACATGGCGACGGCGCAGGGTGATATTGAGGCGGACACTGCCCGATTTGCGGAGGTTGTGGCTGAGGCTGATGAGCAACTTGGAAAAAGCAAACTAAGTGTAAGTGAGCTTGACAAAACGTATGATGAGCTTAGCAAGTCGATTGAGACGCAAAAGAAGCACGTAGACGACTTGACAAAAAATCTGAAGAACGCGGAAAAAGCGTACGGAACAGGAACAAAGGAAACGAAAAACTACCGCAAGCAGCTTGAGGAGGCTACGGAGACTCTTGATGATATGACCGAGGCGGCTGAGGAAAACCGCAAGAAGGTCGGCGAGTTGACACAGGATAACGGAGGTTTTGACGGGATGCTTGGAACTGTCGAGGATATCGCCGGAAAGCTCGGTATTGATATGCCGAAAGGACTGAGCGATGTATTAGGAGGAGTCAGCGAGGTAACGTCAGGACTTGGCGCTTGGAGCGGTGCGATTGGTGCGGCTGGTGCGGCATTAGCTGCTGTGAAAAAAATGAATGAAGATTTAATCGAAACAGCTGACAAATATAAAGACTTATACGTGGAAGCTCAACAGCTCGGCGTCGATACGACGGAGTATCAGAAGCTACAGTATGCGATGCAAATGACAGGAGTTGAATCGAGTGAGCTTGAGGGACTTTTTAACGCGCTGAACGGAAAAATCAAAGAGGTTGACAAGGTGATCGGAGACTATGCCGGAAATATGGATGCACTACAAAACGCAACGGACGAAGAAAGAAAAGCTGTCGCCGACGCGATGGAAGAGTGGAATCAATTCAGTGTGTCATTATACGACCAGAATGGCGATCTCAGAGATACAATCGACATCTTTTACGACGTCATTGACGCATTTGATGATTACAGCAACAAAACAGAGCGAATCACAAAATTACAAGAGCTTTTCGGCGAGTCGGCAAGCAAACTTAATCCTGCGATTGATGCGGGAGCTACAAATATACGCAAATTTGCGGATGAAGCTGAAACAGCGGGCGTTGTTATGGACGAATTGGCGGTGTCGCGTATGTATGCTCTTTCGACTGCTGCGGAGGTGCAATCGAAAAAGATGGATGTGCTCAAAGATAAGTGGACATTATTTACACATGATTTATTCGACTTTGCAAACTGGGGCAGTGGAAATTTGAGTCAATCTGCATCTTCGTTTTTTAAACAATATTTCCAAAGTAAATTGTTGGGCTATGCAACCGGTACGCAGTTTGCTCCGGGGGGATGGTCGGTTGTCGGTGAGAAAGGACCGGAGATTGTGCGGCTGCCGAGAGGGTCGGAGGTGTATCCTAACGGTGTGACTCCGAGGATTGAATCAGGAGGAAATGTGGCGAACTATTACAATGTGGAGATCCGTGCGGCGGATGTGCGGGAGTTTAACGACATCGTGAGACTTGCGCAGGCTCAGCGGCAGGCGGTGCGCTCCGGTTATGTTAGGGGGTGACGGCGATGGCTACTTATACGGGTACTGCGAAAGGAAGCGGCGTACAAAAATCAATAAGTAGATCAAGTACAAGATATCTATGGAGCTCGGGTGAATATGTCGGCGTAAGAGGCTCCCGAGTTGCATCGTCGATAGATTATGATATAAGCAGATGCTATTTTACCCTCAACCCGCCGGCAAGTGCGCAAATACCGAGCGACTTATCGAAAATAAGTAAAATTACACTTGGCTATACAATAGGCAGTGAGTACCTTAACAAGGATGGTGTGACTGCAATAATCGGAGTGCTGACCGACAGTGCGGGAGATGCACAAGCAACTTTTGAACTTATCGGAAACACAACACAATTAAAAAGCGTATATGTGGCAGCCAAAAGAGTTGTCACCGGCTCTGTTGAGGTAACCAACACAACTCAAATCAGAAACATAATGACTTATGGAGTGGGGTGCCGCGCAAGCTCGGAAGCGACAACAGCAAGCCAAATCGACAGTCAAACGCCGGTAGAAATTGACTATACAATCGAATTTACCAACGAGACGATTCCACCTGTCGTAACAATGAAAAACGCAACCGGCGAGACTATGTGTCAGTCGGGATATTACATTTATTGGAATTACTCTCAATTTTCAAACTCCAAACAAAACGGTGTTGAGTGTGAGGTCGATGATCACGGAGTATGGCGGGAAAATTTTAGCTTTGACTCGACGCAAGACGCTATATCCGGCATACGCGGTACTACGATGAGAGTCGCTAACTACCCTAAGATATCGGCACCGAGTGAGGACATTAATGTGCGGTTGAGGGCGGTATCGGCGGCGGGATATTGGAGCGAGTATGCAACGATGGTGCTCACGCTCAAGTTCCCCGTATGTGTTCCCGAGTCCCCCGCTGGTGGAGAGAACAAGCTCGGCGGTGAGGACATTGTGCTTACGTGGTCCGTATCGGCGGTTGACGGGCTGGCGATTGGCTCATACCCGACTAAGTATGACGTCGACTACTCAACCAACGGCGGGGAGTCGTGGATATCGCTTGCGAAAAAAGCGACGATTGAGAGGGTGGCGCAAAAATACAGCTACACGATACCGGCAAACACTCTGCCCGAGGGTGTCATAAAATGGCGCGTGAGAGGGTATGCGGCATACAGTCTCTCGGGCGAATACACGATTGACTATTACGGCGAGGAGACTTTTGTTTGCAAAATACAGGCAGGTACGTCGACAGTAACTTGCGACGGCAAGCCGCAGCCTACCATCGGCTGGACAAGCTCGGCGCAGGTGGCGTATCAGGTAAGATTTGCCGACTACGACTCGGGTGCGGTTTACTCAGCGGCGAAAACACACAAAATACCTAAGATATATGCGGACGGGCTATATCCGGTGCAGGTGCGTACTCAGGCGTCAAACGGCAAATGGAGCGAGTGGACTGACGTCAAGTATGTCAAGATCACAAACTCGGCTCAGTCGGATGCGGTCACGCTTACTGCGGCGGTCACGACTCACGCTGTCGCTCTATCATGGGTGGACGCGGGAACGTCGGCTAAATACATCGTATATCGTGACGGTGTGGCGGTATATGTGGGGACGGCAAAAACCTATACCGATGTAGGGGCAAACGGCGAGACGAAATATTTTGTACGCGCGGTGAAAACAACGGGATATTATGCGCAGTCTGCAACTGTGGTGGTTGACGCGACTCCGCAAAACGACTGTATGTATGACGCGGACAATGCGGTGTGGATACCGCTGCGGTACAGTCTGTCTCAGCGGGTGCGCAACTACTCTCGGTCGGGGCAGGTTGTGTACAAGCATTACGCGGGACGGACTAAGCCGATTGCGTACAACTCCGGCTATGTGACACGGCAGATGTCGGTGGAGTATGCGTTTAAAACTCGCGACGAGGCTCTCCGGCTCAACAACACTGTCGGGCGGGTGATGATTTACAAGGATACACGCGGCGGAGTTTTAATCGGCGTGGTCGACGACGTGAGAATAGCGGTATACGCGAGGATTTACTCGGCTCAGCTCACCATTACGGAGGTTGACTACAACGAGGAGGTTACTATATGATACACGAGCATCACAACACGTTTGCGGCGCGGTTTGAGGTCCTGCGCAACAATGCGGTTTTTGCGACGCTCCACGACATGGACTCGTCCGTCGAGATTGCGAACACTGCGGACTCCGCGCTCAAAATGACTATCCGCGGCAACTTTGCGGACTACTCGGACGAGATTGATTTTTTGACGGATAGGCTCAGACCCGTAATCACGATTAACGATGTTGACTATCCGTGCGGGGTGTTTGTAATCACAACGGAGACAAAGACGCGGAGTGACGGTGTGGAGGGGTATACGCTCGAGGGGTACTCCCTGCTCTATCTGGCGGAGCGCAAAAAAATCGAAACTCCGCTGTACATCGCCGCGGGAACAAACTACATTACGGCAATTGTCAATCTGCTGACGACTTGCGGACTGACGAGCATCGACGCGGAGAGCACGAGCTACACCTTTGCGACTGACCGGCAGGACTGGGAGGTGGGGACGTCGGTGCTTGACATTGTGAATCAGCTGCTCGCCGAGATATCATACAACTCCGCTTGGGTGGATCTCTCCGGCGCGGTGCGGCTCACAAAATACGAGCAGCCGAGCATATCGACGGTGGATCATATATACAACTCCGGCGAGTACAGTCTTATCGAGGACTACTACAAAATAACGCGGGACAGGTTTTCGAAATGCAACGTCTTCCGCGTGACCTGCGAAAATCCCGAGCTTGACAGTCCGATGGTAGCGACGTCAATCAACGACAGCGCGGACTCACCGTACTCCGTGAGCAAGATGGGGCGAATACTCTACACGGAGGACGTCGACAATATACCGTCACAAGTGGCGCTGCAGGCTTACGCGGACAAACTCAAATATCAGTCGCTCCAAACGACGGAGGCTGTTGTCTTTCGGACGGCAATCGTACCGGAGCATGAGTCTTTTGACGTGGTCGCGCTCGAGCTTGGGGACATGGTTGGAATCTACACGGAGACGGAGTGGAGAATACCGATATCCGCGGGCGGCACGATGGAGCACAAGGCAAGGAGGATTATACTTTGATAGACTATCAAAAAGAGAGGGAGTACGAGGCGGAGGCGGAGGGTGTACCGGCTCACCAGATCGCGACGGTTGGGGCGGTATCCACCTCCGGCATTACGCTGATATTCCCAGGGCAAACGGCTGCATCAACAAAAAAGTACCCTTACAACAAGAGCGTGACCTTTGCGGCGGGAGATAAGGTATACATTGCAAAAGCGAGAGGGACGTACATTGTTATTTGTAAAATCTGAAGGAGGTGAAAATGAATGCTAACCACAATACACATCACGGTGCGTGATAGAGCGCCGACAATCACGGCTGGCGAGGACGTTATATCGCACAACTCGGACTATGTTGCGGAATTTGAGTTTGATGAAGAATGGCAGGACAAGGTCAAAACCGTGTATTTTGTCTGCGAGGATGGCAGCTATCAAGCGGTTGTGATGGACGGAAACTCATGCGGCGTGCCTATGATGGCGGGAGAACACAGGCGTATATTTGTCGGTGTGCAGGCAGGCTCAGCGGAAAAACCGAGTGTGCTCAAAACCACACGTCCGTGCTGTCTCAAGGTCAAAGACAGTATCGCGGACTACCTCGGAGAGCAGATACCTGACCCGACGCCGAGCGTATATGAGCAGATTATAGCAATGCTCGAGAGCATCACATCCCCCACATGGGACAGTGTGCAGAACAAGCCGTTTTCCACGCTCGGCGGCGGGCTGGAGGTGGATGAAAACGGCGTGCTGTCTGCGCAGGAGGGCGGCTCGCCGAATGCAGTGCAGTACGTTGCGCAGTCGCTGACGGACGAGCAGAAGACACAGGCGAGAAACAACATAGACGCGGACAAAAAGCGAATTGTCGTTGAAGCAAGCAGAAGCAGTGGCGGCTCAACGCTGGTGTATTACAATGTCGACGACCAAAACGCGGCGATTGACAACTTTATCGCTGAATACAAGGCGGGTACGGAGATACTGCTCCGACTCTACAACCGCGACTATCCGCTGACAAATATCGACGAGGATGGAATCGTGTATTTCGCCGGCTATGTATACGACGCGGCTAATAAATCCGTTGGCGTTGTCACCTACAAAATGGAGAAAAACAAGGCGGTTGTTGAAGAAAGCTCGCTCTACGGCATAAGAGCGATAAGTCTTGATAGCCAGCTGAAATACAAAGGCTACGCTGCTGACGCGAAGGCTGTCGGAGACGCGCTTGGCACAAAACTCGACAAAAACCAAGGCACAGGCAACGCGGGAAAAATCCTTGGCGTTGGCGAAGACGGAATCGTAGTCCCGCAGGACAAGCCGACGTACACGCTCCCGCAGGCTACGGCTGATGCTCTCGGCGGCATCAAGGCTGACGCGGCGACCGACGAAGATACGCAGGACGTGAGAATCGGGGCGGATAGCAAGCTTAAAACCAAACCGACGGGCGGCAGCTCAATCACCGTCGACAGCGAACTCTCGTCAACCTCGGAAAATCCCGCGCAGAACAAAATCGTGACGTCAGCACTCGCCGAAAAGATAACCGCACCGACTACGGCAGCCGTCGGGCAGATTATCAAAGTTAAGTCTGTCGGTGGCACAGGCAAACCGACGGAGTGGGAAGCAGCGGATTTGCCGAGCGGGGGAACAGAAAAAGAATGGACTAAAATCCTCGAGGTTGAGGTAACGGAGGCAACCGCAGCTTTTGAAGTCACGGGACTGGACAATTACACGGAATTTTTAGCGATTAATAGCGGACTGCAAAATGCTGCAAGCATGGATTCGGCGCAAAATTTATACATAAATGGAATACAAGTATGTGTCAATTTTGTGGATGTACCAAAGAGCGGCGGGTTGGCTTATAACTACGCAATAGCAAAATATAACGGGATGGTCTGGGAATGCCACAAGGCGGGCAAAGCTATATCCGCAACCAATCTCGCTCCATCAACCGCATATATCCCATATAATGTTGTGTTTGGAGTTGGCAAAGCTACATCAATAAAAATGGCAACGGCAAACACCACATATGCGCCAGTATCAGGCAAAATCACAATATACGGCAGATAAAGGATGGCAAAAAATGAAAATATGTATCAACGGAGTAATCCGCGAAATGACGGCGGAAGAGGAAGCACAGTACGCCGAAATGGCAGCAAGAGAAGCGGCGGAAGCGAAGCACCGCCCAATTACCGAAAGCGAAGTAATGTCAATGCTCATCAAAGAGCAGATTAACACTTTGTCAGCCGACGACGCTACGGCTGTACGAATGGTGGCGTTTTATCCCGAGTGGGAAAAGGACAAGCAGTACACCGTCGGCTACAAGGCGCAGTATCTCGGCAAGCTCTACAAGGTGGTACAGGCGCACACCTCGCAGGAGACGTGGACGCCTGATATCACAGCAAGTCTGTACACGCGCATTGACGAGGTACACGACGGTACAAAGTATGACCCGATACCGTATGAGGTGAACATGGCTCTCGTGAGCGGCAAGTATTACATCGATAACAACGTGACGTACCTCTGCAACCGCGACACCGTCAATCCTGTGTACAACAAGCTGAGCGAGCTTGTGGGAATTTACGTGGAGGTTGTGGAAATATGAAAGAGGTCTTAATGATAATTTTAAAATGGCTCATCCCTGCTGTGTGCGGCGGTGTGCTGACGTGGGCGGTCACGTACATTAAGCTCCGCAAAAAGCGTGACAGTGCGCTTGAGAGCGGTGTACAATGCCTGCTCCGCGCTGAAATCATCCGTAACCATGATAAGTACATCGACAAGGGTTTCTGTCCCATCTACGCAAAGGAAGCTCTCAAACGCGCCTACGCGGCTTACCACAACCTCGGCGGCAATGACGTTGCGACACAGCTCTATCATCAAGTGATGGACTTACCGACGGAACTGCCGCATGATGGAGGTAACGCAAAATGAAAATGAATCTGCCTTACAAGAGCGGCAAGGTCACGCTCACGTCTCACTTTGGCTGGCGCACGCTCAACGGACAGCGCGACTATCACAAGGGCGTAGACCTCAGCGGTACGGACAAAACGCTTGTTGCGCCTTGTGACGGAGCTATCGGCTCGTCGACAATCATCACGGACAAGTCTAATCTCACATGGCAGTGGGGCAACTACATTCGCATTGACACGGCTGACGGACTTAAGATTTTCATGTGCCACATGGCTTCCCGAAAAGTCAAAGTAGGTCAAAAAGTCAAGGCGGGGGACGTAGTCGGGATTGAGGGCAACACGGGATATTCCTTCGGCTCACACTGTCATTTTGAGGTCCGCAAAAACGGTGAATCCGTAGACCCTACTCCCTATCTCGGCATACCTAACGAGTGGGGGCAGTATGATATAAAATCCACATCAAAAGGAGAAAAAAACGTGAACACAAACATCAGTCTCGATGTGTCCGGCAAAAAGGGCAATACCAACATCAAAGACAGCTACGACAAGGACGGCATCACATACACCCGTGCTAAAAACTTTGCGATAATCTATCATGACGCGGACAAGCGCAAGGGCGGAGTGAAGAGATACATCAACGGCGGATTTTTCGCAAACTACCGCTCGGAGGACGGCGAGGTGTACACACTCCCTGTCGCTAACCTTGCCTGCGACATCAAGGAGATTCCGGTGGCGGCTAAGGGAAATCTTTTTGAACACGTCTACGGCAACCACCTTGTGTACAGTATCGCCGACAACGCGACAAAGCAGTTTGCAGGCAAAAAGGTGTCTACACTGCTCGTGCCGTACTCCGGCAAGCCGACAATCGAGCGCGTTGACAAAATCCCGTCAGGAATCAAGTACGCCGTCAGCGGAGTACCTGTTGTGATTGACAGAAAGCCTGTCGACATGAGCTACGTGGGCGCGGAGGGCTGGGACGGCTCAACCACCTACGGCACATCAAGAAACATGCTCGGCATCAGGGGCGGCGAGATATGGGTACTCACTCTCAAAACCACCTCGGCAAACTACATCAAGTCCGGCGAGGTTTGGCGAAAGATACAGGGCGAAGGCTTTGAAAACGTTATTGCTCTTGACGGCGGCGGCTCGTACATCCGTGTCGAGGGAATCAAGAGACGGTCAACGGGCGGCAGTCGTGCGGTTAACAATATTATCGCGTTTTAACGCAGTTTTAACGCAGTTTTAACGCAATGATGAAAAAGAAAGACGTTGAATACTCAAAACGTCAGCTCTCGGCAATTGTGAAGCTGTGGTTTGCGGGCGCGATATTCGGCATGTGCTACCTTGTGGTGCAGCTAATAATCGCTCCCGACATGGCTTCCCTTGACGGACTGTTGACTTACATCGGTGCTCCCATGAGTTGCGGCGTGGTGACGTATCTCATCAAGTCGGCGATGGAAAACCGCGAGAAAATCAAACAGGAATATCACTCCGATTATGGAGAGGAAGAAATTACTTATGAGGATGAAAAAGGAGAATAGTGTATGGATAACAAAATCAACTGGAAACAGAAGCTGACCTCAAGAAAGCTGTGGGTGACAATCATCGGTATCATCATCGGTGTAGCAATGTCGTTTGGTGTGGGCGAGAGTGACTACGGCGAGATTGCGGGCAAGGTTGCGGGCGCGATTACGGCTATTAGCTCCATCATCGGCTACATCTACGGAGAAGCAAAAGTTGACGCGGCGCGGATAGACGCGGAGGGTGTGAGAAACATTATCGAATCAGCAGAAAGCGAGGACAAGGAGGCGTAAAGATTGACGGAGCACGTGCGGCAGAAAAACGCGGTGCAGGAGATAGACGATGCGGAATTGATATCCTCGGCTATCGACAAGTGCAATCTCCGACCGGAGTACAAACGGCTGCTCAAAATCCTCTATGTGGAGCGCGGGTGTCTGGAGGATGTGTGTGATGCTGTCGGGCGCGACTACTCGACGGTATCAAAGTGGCACAAACCGGCACTGATACGGCTCGTCCGTCTCTTGCAAAAACAAGGCAAAATAAACGCAAAATAAACGCAAAAATTGCGAAAGAAAAAATCTCTCTGCGATGGTACAATAGTATCAGATACAGAGAGATTTTTTTGTATGGAGGATATATGGCATACAACTTTGGTTATAACCAAAATCCGTACTATACGGGTTATAATCCGCAAATTCAACAGCCGCAACCTCAGCAGACAGCGCCACAACCGCAGGTGCAGAGCGGATTTATCTGTCGACCCGTCACAAGCCGTGAGGAAGCACTCGCGACACCTTGTGATTTTATGGCGGCAGGAGTTATCATGCCTGACATGGCGCACGGCATGGTATATATCAAGAGATTCAACTCGCAGACCGGCGCGTCGGATTTTGCGGATTTTGCTTATACACCTCCGACAGCTCCGGCTAAAGACACAGCGGACTACACTCCCCGTGCGGATTTTGACAAACTTTGCGCAGCTTTTGCCGCTCTCCAAACGGAGGTCGAAAAGATGAAAAATCCCACTAAGGGAAAGAAAGAGGTAACGGAAAATGCCTAACCTTAATCCCGCAATGCTCGTAATGCAGGCTCTCGGTGCGGGTCAGCCGCTGAATAATATCCTCGGCAATCTCGCGGGACAGGGCGCACAGTACGCAAAAGCCGTCGAGCTTATCAAGGGCAAGGACGCGCACCAACTCCAGACCATGGCACAAAACATGGCGAAAGAGCGCGGTATAAACCTTGGTGATTTAATGCGCTCACTCGGTATCAGTAAATAACAACAAATATCAACAAATAACACTTCCCTTTTCGGTTTGACTGGAGACCTGATTAAAAAACTGTCCAAAATTTAAATTTTGAACATCACGCGAAAGCGGATGAAATAAACCGAAAAGGAGAAAAAACATGGGCAACGAACTTTTGACAGGTTTCCTTGCTGGGCAGGGAGACAGCAACAACCGTGATGGCGGCTTCTTTGACAACGAAGGACTTTGGGCGGTCATAATTCTCGCCATCATCTTTGGATGGGGTCGTAACGGCTTCGGCGGAAACAACGGCGATTCCTCGGGCATGGGCGCACTCCCCTACGTAATGGCGGCAGGCACTCAGGGCGGATTAACACGCGCAGACCTCCAGAGCGAGTTTGGATTCAACGGACTCGAGAATTCCGTCCGCGGCGTACAAAACGGACTTTGCGACGGATTTTACGATATGAATTCGTCAATGCTCAACGGCTTCCACGGCGTCGGCAACGCGATTTGCAACCTCGGCTATCAGACACAGCAGGGATTTAACGACACAAATGTGGCTATGATGCAGGGATTTAACGGTGTTGAGAGAGGACAGGCGGCTCTTGCGACACAGCTCCAGCAGTGCTGCTGCGAAAACGGCAGAGCGATGGAGCGCGGATTTGCCGACGTTGGCTACCGCATGGCAACCGACACCTGCGCGATTAACACTAACGCCGCTAACAACACCCGCGATATAATCGACGCGATGAATAGCGGATTCCGTGGCGTATCCGACAGAATGACGGCACAGGAGATAGCGACGAAGGACGCACAGATTGCAGCTCAGGCGCAGAAGATATTTGGACTTGAGCTTGCCGCATCACAGCAGGCGCAGAATCAGTATCTTGTAAGTCAGCTCGGCTGCAAGGTCCCCGTACCCGCATTCAACGTTCCGTCACCTTGGCAGTACGGCAACTACGGCTGTTCCGACTGCAGCAACTATTGATTCACAAATCCGGCTTTGAGCCGTGACCGATTTCGGGGGAGCGGCGTACCGCTTCCCTTTTGATTTTTTGGAGGTATAAAAAATGGCTTGTACTAATGTATGCAGACTTTGTCCGCGCTTCATTCTGTCGCAGTCGGTATCCTTTACCGGCGGCAACCTGATAATCAATCTTCCGGCGGGCGCGTATAACGCTGGAGAAAAATATTGTGTCGTAGTCGCTCAGGCAATTCCGACGGCGACGACAATCACCGCTCCCGTGTACGTCACAATCGGAGACGGCACTACGCTATATCCGCTGACTAACCGTTGTTGCGCTCAGCTGACCGCTTGCTCGATAAGGGCGCGGACGAGATACAGCGCGGTTGTAATCACCACACCGACGGGCGGCAGCTTTAGACTGCTCGGCAAACCGGCATGTGCGCCTAACAACGACCTGCGCTCAATCAACGGCACAGCACCGACCGCAACCACGACGGGAGGTGAGACCGTATGAAAAAGCTGAATCCAAACTGGCTGCTCATGATGTCAAATGGCAAGGACAAGCGCGGCGACTATGACAGACACGAGCGCGACTATGACCGTGACCGCAGGCAGCGCGATTATGACAGATATGACCGGCGCGAGGATAGATACCCCGAGTATGACCGCCGCCGTCAGTCTGACTATGACAAGTACGACGGCTACGGCAAGCGCGACTACTACGGCGAGTACGACATGAGAGACCGCCGTGATTATGACGGACGTGAGCGTGAGAACTACGGAAAACGTGGAAAGAAGCACGACAAGCTTACCCGTGAGGACGCGGACGAGTGGACGGAGAAAATGAAAAACGCCGACGGCTCAACCGGGAAACACTAGAATTTTGAGCAAACAGAGCAGGTGAGACGACAGCACGGCTATGATTGTGACCCCGCCGAGTTTTACGCCGCGATTAACATGATGTACTCGGACTATTACGAGATCGCAAAAGATTTTAACGTCAACTCGGTCGATTATTATGCTAAGATGGCTCACGCCTTCCTTGACGACAAGGACGCGGGAGAGGGCAAAATCGCAAAGTACTACGAGTGCATAGTGGAGTAAAAAAACAAAAGAGACGGTTTTAACGACCGTCTTTTTTGTTGCGGTTTTGTCTATAGACACAAAAATAAATCAAAAAAATCAAAAGAAATTTATAAAAACCTATTGACAAACCACGCAATGCGTGGTATAATATAGATGTAAACAAGAGAACGAAACAAACAAAAAGGAGAAACAAAAAATGAAAAACGAAAGAATAAGACAAATCATCAATGAGGTTTCCGTTGGACTTCCCGCGAATGTGAGATTCGACGTCACATTTCACGGAAACGGCGCTCATATCTCCGGCGAGGAAATCGCAAAATATGAGCGCGTAGTAGAGCGTTTTTGCGATGGCGTTTACTCACCATGCTTGTATAAACATATCGCCTGCGCAAAGCGGTTAGGGAATGTCAATGTGTATGGCATCCAGGGAGAAAAAAAGGTGCGCGAAATCGTCCGGGAATTTGTCGATTTCGCCATCGAAAACGCCTCCCCTGATATAATACATCCGGTTCCCACCGCCAAAGCGGTCGATTACGTCAAAAGAGAGTTTCCTGAGAACGTAGTCGACCTAACCACAAAGTCGACCGAGCGACTATAAACAGGATTTAGGCTCGGTGCGTTCCCTCCACCACGGAGGGAGGTATCACAAATTAAAGGAGAACAAAAATGAAAATACGTATTACAGTCAGAAGAGACAGTATCTGCGAAGGCGGAGCTATGGGTTATGCAGAACTCAAGAAAGAGAACGGCAAGTGGACCCACACGTGGTGGGGCGCTGATGAGGACGAACTCGAAGACTGGACAGAAGAATTCCGCACTTCCTCCGAAATGTGGGAGCGTTTCGGAAATTTTGACTGGTCGGAAATCATGGGTTTTGAATCCGACCCCGAATACGCTCACAAGGTGGCTACCGGAGGCAAAGGTAGCGTTAAGACCTTATACCGTCTCATCGCAACCGTGCTCGGTGACGACGGAGATCTGGTTTTAGATGCCGACTGCCAGACGGTTGAGTTTATCCTCGCTCGAGCGTGGGAGCATGACGAAGCGAAAAAATACTGCAATGAGGTGTAAACAAAATGAAAAAAATAACAATAGCACTTGTTATAAGCCGATTTTGGGATTATAGCTTTAAACGAGAGTACTTTTACGAGGTGGATCGCGCGATTGAAAAGGCGCACCAACTCGCATTAAAACGTGACAAATGGGAGTATGAAAACATATGGCTCGCTCCATCCCGGTCAGATTATCCGAATGACATGCCTATTGAGGGCGATGTGTTTATATTTAGGGTGCCTTTCTCGGACGACATCGAGCTGCCAAGCGATCCAAACGAAATCGATGCGGAAAACGAAGAATCGTATATCTACGACCGTAAATGCGAGGCTGTGCGAAGAATGACACCGGATGAAAAGCGCAGATTTAACGGCTGGCTCCCGCACTATTTGGGCGGAAATAACAAAACCTTAGGAGGCATAATCAGAGAATTAGAGGATGAATTCGAGGTATGCAGAAAAAAGTTTGAACAACTTGGCGAAAAGTGTATTGTGGATTCTGATGGTTGTTACATAACCGCCGCCGAAGCAATCAAAAAATACGGATATGAGGAGCTTATAAAACAGGCTGTCGCAACCAAAAGTGACGCGCTTGATATAGCAATCAAGCTGCAAAATGACGAGAACTACCACTCCCACATACGACGGAGAGAAGGATGGAAAAAAAATAAGTTTTTTGGAGATATAAGCAAAGAGGAAAATCTCATCGAAATACTGTGGTATGAGGGCTGCATAACGCTTTAAAAAATGGAAAATTACATATTCCCGAGTCAAAAAAACAAAGAAAAATATCCGCTTATCAAAGTCAATGGCGACGCAAACGAGTTTATTCTGTGGATCATGGCACATCCTGAGCTTGATAAACGTGTCCCGCCGATTTATCAAGATTTTAGATTGGAGTTTGCGACGCCAAAAGGAATCATGTGTGAACTGTTTGTGCACTATAACGATGAGCTTACTGCATTTGCGGTTAAGGCAAGACTTGATGGCGAGAATTTAGGCGTGCTTGAGTCAGATTATGAGCACTACTCGGATAAGCTTGAGGTCAGAGCAAAATTGATGGAGCGAGCCGGAGACAAATATGATATCAACTGGCTCAAGGAGTTTACAACCGCAATTGTCTCGATAATAATCGCGGTGCAAGCTTACATGCTTTATTTTAAGCCGGAGGTCGTGGAGAAAATCTACGCTCCGACAGAAACGAAAAAGGCTGGCTACAAAAGACGGAGAGTCGGTGCGACTCCGATAAAAATCCGAAAAACAAAAATTAAACGAATAATTTTAAATGCCGAGGATAGACCGCCGCGGGATGTCGACTACAAAAAACTCTCATGGCACGTGCGGGGACATTATCGACACGTCGGTAAGGAGAAAAAACTCAAATATATACAGCCGTTTGTCTGCAATCGAGGCGGCAAAAAATATCACAAGACCGCTCCGAGTTATCTGCTTGAGGGCGAGGGAGAAAACGGAAATGGCAAGATATGAAATTAATTACAGATGCGGTCACGCGGGAGAAGTACAGTTGTACGGCAAAAACGCAGACCGAGAAAAAGAAATAAAACGACTCGAGAAAGACCTGTGTCCGGAGTGCTTTAAAACGTGGATAAGGAATCGAAACGCCGAAGAAGCAAAGGAAATACTCGGAGATATTGTACTCCCCGAGCTTGAGGGGACGGAAAAACAGATTGAATACGCGAAAGACTTGCGTAACGAATACATAGCCAAAGACGGCAGAGTTGTTGTATCGAATCAATATGATTTTAACGATGAGGGAAAGCTTGTACCGGCGTGGGTAGAGATGGGCAACGACTATGTCAGACGTCTTAATCGCTTTTTAAACGGCATGACGTATAACGACGAGGCACGATGTCGATATTTATGCAAAAAACTTGGGATGAAGAAGGGAGTGTGGCAAAAAGCGGTAATGTGTACTGCGCCTAAAGCTTATGCCTGCTTATCCGAGACAAATGCGGGTAAGCTAATAAAAATCCTTAGAGATCCCATGCCGGATAAATGGCTGCCGGAGTGTGACGAGCGAGCTATTTACACCACGCCGGAGAGATTGATAAGCAAGTACGATCTCCAGTTAGAGGGAGACAAAATACGAGCAAACAAAAAAGTCGACGAAGACGAGCAAATTGCAATATCAATGTTAGCAGAAGAAATAATAGAAAAACTAAAAACGGAGGAAAAATAATGACATTGGCAGAATTCCACCGACTCCGTATAGATGCGGAGGAATGCGGAAATTTAGAAGAATATATGTACGAGGAGAGCGGAAGCCTTCCGGCAGAATATTATTCCGAGGGCGGCTCAGCAGACAAAGCAATAAAAATCATGAAAATCATATGGGAATTGACAAATGACTTTACATTTAAAAAGTTGCGTGCCATCAGCGGAATGACGCAGCTTGAAATGATAAGAGAATACGGCATACCGAGGAGAACGGTCGAGGACTGGGATGGCGGGCATCGCGTTCCGCCGGAGTATGTGCTCGAGCTGCTTGCGGCTGATGTTTTGTCAACAAAAATTGAGTAAAAATCCAAAGAAATTTATAAAAAACTATTGACATTCCACGCATTGCGTGGTATAATATAGATACAGCAAGGGAATAAAACGAAAACAAAAATCAAGGAGATAGTAAAAATGGGTCAGTTCAGTTGGTATTTCGCGGACAAGAAACAGCGTTTGATTGATGGCGAATGGAGAGATTCATTCCTCCTCGTTCCGCCGGAATTTCAAAATGAATACGGAAAAGCAATCCACGAAACGCATTATGAAGGCTACGGAGTGTTCGGCGGCTATGATGTATATGAGCTTATAGCAAAATGGAATAGGTCGATGATTCCGGAAATCATTGGTAAGATGCTTGTAGGCGAATGGGTATGCAAACCGAGCAAAGAAGACATCGAACAGCTCATTAAATATTATCACGGCGAGCTGGTTGTGCGTGACGAGTGGCATGATGAAAGATGGATCGGAATCATGATGGCGTGCTACGAAGAAGACAATTTCGCACTTAAATACCCGATTAAAATAACCACTGAAGAGATGGAGTACGATGATGTTCCGCCGAGCGAGGTCGACCCCAATCAAGGATGGTGAGCAAAAAAAATAGAGCGGGTTTACCGCTCTATTTTTATTACACAACCTATCGCGCTTTGCTCATATATCATATATATGTGTTCGGATAGGCTCGAGTCAAGCTCCCCACAGCGGGAGCTATCCGAACCAATGAGGGATTCGGCATCGCGGATTGCGTCGATATGCGTTATCGACTTTGCACCTTTGATGTTAAAATAGACTATAATCTTATCATCGTAGAGATACACGCATTGTATCAGAGTATTAATCACGCGCCCCCGGAAATCCTCGCTCAGGAGGTCGCCTGTTTTAAAGGACCGTAGATATCGCTCGACCTGCTCCGCGCTGACTGTGTGCTGCACTCTCAATCTCAGCCGCGCTATATCCGACTCAACCGCCGTCAGCTGTTTGTCCAGCTCGTCCGCCTGCTCGTTGAGCTTGTCAATCACTCGCTGACTTTTCGCCTGTATAAATTTTGCCGTCAGCTCGTCAAGCTGTTTGTTCAGTTCGTTTTGCCGGCGCTCCGCCTCTTTTAACTCGCTCGTGTCCGCCTCGGATTTCGCAAGCTCTTCCACTTTTGCGGCGATCTCTTTTATTCGCTTGTCCGTCAGCACGTGTTTTAACGTCTGCTCGCAGATGTACCACTCGATAAAATCCTGTCGTTCGGCTTTTTTTCGGCAGGCTTTTTTCTTTTTGCGTCCGGGGCAGGAGTAGTAATTGTATCTCGTGCCGGTCCTGCTTGTTCCCGCGTCTCCGACCATCGCTTTGCCGCAGTATCCGCAGTAGAGCTTGCCGCACAGCGCATAGTGTGTGTTTTCGGATTTCCGCCCGTAATATTTTGCGCTCGCTTTTAATTTTTCTTGCACCGCGTCAAAAAGCTCCGTCGAGATGATGGCGGGGCAAGTGCGCTCAACTCCCATGTATTCGCTCACTCCGGTGTAGAGTTTGTTGTGCATGATGGAGTCGAGTTTTTTGTAATCAAACGCGTTGCCGTTTTTTGTTTTTAATCCGCGCCGGTTTAGCTCGTCCGCTATCTCTTTTTTTGTCGCGCCTTCGAGGTATTTTTCAAAAATCATTTTGACTCCGTCAGCTTCGGCGGGCAAAATCTCAGGGCGGCGGTCGATTAGCTGATATCCAAACGGCGGTATGCTCGTCCACAGATTTTTACGCGCCGTCTCTTTGAGTCCTCTTTTTGTGATGGTTGAGAGCCTGCGGGAGTACGCTTCGTCCATTGCTTCATAGATTGACTCCAAAATTATAGCCTCGTCTCCGTCTCCGACAGTCTCAGCGGTTGAGATAACACGGACGCCGACCGCCGACAGCTGTTTTTTGTAAATCACGGAGTCATAACGGTTGCGGGCGAATCTGTCAAAGCGATAGACTATGATATAGGCAAACTGTTGCTTTTTTGCGTCCTCTATCATACGGAGAAAATCGGTGCGCTCCTCAACCGATGTGCCGGACTTTGCGCGATCAATATATGTGCCGATTATTCGGTATCCGTGGAGATCTGCAAAACGGTTGCACTCGCGGAGCTGACCGTCAATTGAGTTCTCCGTCTGCTGGGTGGAGGAGTACCGCGCGTATATAACTGCGTTGAGCGCATTTTCCGGCGGGACAGATTTTATTTTTTGAAAAGCCATGTGAAAAACCTCAGAAGAACACCAGTTTTGACAACGTTCGTCGAATGGGTTGACAGCGTTACCAAAATTTGGCATAATATAATCAAATAAAAATAGTACGTGACCATTGTATCATTAAGGGGGTCAAAAATCAATATAGGAGGGTGCAAAAAATGCAAAAAGAGAAACTTTTGAAAGAGATCCGCGCGCTGCTTGAGCTGTGCGATGAGAGGGGGCTTAAGCTGGTGAAGCAGCTGATACTCGGTATTTTGCAAAAGCGCAAATAAAAAAGAGGGGAGTCAAATCCTCTCTTTTGCGTTATACGAGGTCGCGGTAATACTGATCCTGCCATTGGTTGGTCGCTATCATAACGAGGTCAATTATCGCGCAAATTGCAATCACAAACGGCACGACTATGGTCCAGCAAAATAAAATCATAAGCGCGAGGTATACAAATCCGTTTTTGCGACCGAGATAAATGCGGTGTATGCCGAGACAGCCGAGGAATAACGCGAGAAGCACGGCGGTTGTTTTGCTCTTATAGGGGATGTGGTTTTGCTCGGCGAAGGCGCGTTTTGAAATCTTATCGTAGCAGAGAGGGCAGATTAACCGTCCGTAGCTGTCTCGGTGCGCTCCGGCGTCGCAAGTCCACTGTTGACACATACTGCATCTTTCCGTCGCGATGTTGTGCCGGTGGAGATGGCAATAGTGTTCGCCGTCTTCTCGGTCGGGAGTCTCCGGCAAATCCTTGATTCCCGCGATTATCAGGATTGCACCAAACAACATTACTACTATCGACGACGGGACAAGCCAGTTGCGCTCATTAACGAGAGGGACTGCCATGCAGAGTCCGTAAAACCCGACCGCCGCTATAATTGCGCCGATAATAATTTTGATTTTCGTTTTCATAACATACCTCAAAAAATAAAAATATAAAAAATTCCGTCTGTCCTCATTATAGCACAAAAAACGCAAATTGCAATAAAAAAGATGAGATTAACTCTCACCTTTTTCATTTTTTTCGCTTTCCGTGTAATGGGATATCGTTTCCGACATGATTTTTGCGAGGACTTCGCGTTCTTCGGGCGTTGTCCGTGCGAGGATTGTCAAAAACGATTTTAAAACCGACGGCGCTTCGTCGTACATCATGCCGGCGAGGTACTGCGCAAGCTCGTCGTCTTCGGCAGGCTGCTCCTGCATTTCGCCGGTTCCGTTTTCGAGCCATTCTCGCCGGATGTTGTACACGCTTGATATCAAAATCATTTGACGCTCATTCGGTATTCGCATTCCTTTTTCCCACATCGACACCATGTTAGCGACAGTGCCGAGTCGCTGACCAAACTCAGCCTGAGTAAGATTTAGAGCTTTTCGCAATTGCTTTATGCGCTCTCCGATTGACCCCAAAGTCAACCACCTCCTTACGACTATATTATATCACTATTGTTGAGTTTTGTCAAGAAATTTTTCAAAAAACTATTGACATAAATCAACAGGAGTGATATAATTAAGTCAAGCAAATCAACAAGAGTGAATTAACGAAAGGAGATATCAACATGAGTGAAAAAGACAAGAAAATACTCAACGGACTTTGCGAAAGCTTTGAGAAACTGACAAGCGACGACAGAATCAGAATAACGGGAATTGCCGAGGGTATGGTTATCGCGCGCGAAAGCATAGAAAAACTCAAGCCGACCGACAAGAAGACCGAGGACGCGGAGGAGACGAAAAATGACTGACAAACCGACAGTGACCGTGGGAGACCTCGTTTGCGTCGGGTTCGCGGCGGGAAGAAATCCGGACGGGACTTTTAACGGGTCCATTCCGCTCTTTCGATGCGCCGAGCCGACGGAGGACGACTTCGATGGGCTGACATGGGACCAGCTGACCGCACTTTTTGACGACCTTGTGAGAGAGCGCGGAAAGGTGGCGGAGATTTTGGAGGACGCGGAAAATGGCTAAGAAAGTTGCAATCAAAATCACGGAGACGGAAAACGAGGTCGCGCGATTTGCGGAGCAGTACCACGACGAGGCTGTCCGTGAGAGGGCAAACTCCCTCCGCGCGGCTAAGTTTAGCGATGATGCGATAAAGAGCCGGATTAACAATTACCGCTACAGATGGTACAAAGGCAACGAGCATTTTGCGTATGCCGGCAAGGAGTATCTTCGCGAGGTAAAGCTCATGCTTGACGCCTATACGGTAATCGCGCGGGAAAGGGGGTTAATCTGATGAGAGGGCTGGCAAAAGATTTGTATTGTGTGCTGCTGTTGCTGTGCGCGTTGGCGGTGGTCGCGTTTGTTGAAGAAGCGCCGAAGGCAGCGGCAATCATGGCGGCGGTGCATGGCGTACTTGTGGTTTTTGCATATCCGCTCGGGGTGTTCCGCCGTGACGATTGAGGAGTGCAACAGCGCGGCATACCGCAGATTCCCTGTGATACACGACGGCATAGTCTACACGAGGATTGTGCGAATCACGCGAGTATTTACATCGGACGAGCTGCTTATACGCGGTTATCCTAAGACGTATTATGTAGTTACGCTCGCGGACAAATGCGGACACAGCTTTACCGAGGCAGATCCGGCAAAAGTGTTTTTAGCGGACGAAAATCTGCGGCACGAGCTGGGCGAAAAGAAAAAGGCGGCAGATGAGGATGAGACCGACCTGCCGCGAGGGTAAGTGCGCACGAAACACTTACTGCTCTATTATATCATACTAACATCACGTTTGCAAGGAGCAAAAAATCATGGACAAAACAAAAAAGATGAAGGACGCGGTTATAGTGCCACGGAAACTGCTCGGCGAAATCATGCTCACGGGCAATGAGGAAAAAAACGAGATACTCTGGCACATACTCAAATACGCGCTTGACCTTGAGGAGACGGATGCGCGATATCAAAAATACGAGGACGCGATTGCACGAGCGAATACGGTCCTCGCCGACAAGCCTAAGCTGACCGATGAGGAGTACGAGCGGATTATAAACCACCTCAACGAGCGCACCGGCAAGAGATTCCGCCCACAGACCCTCGAGCATCGCAAGTGGATGAATCACCCGATAAACGAGGGTTACACTGTCGATGACATGATAAAGGTAATCGACATCATGTGCGACAAGTGGCTGCCGGAGGCTAAGATGCACCAGTATCTCCGACCAGAGACGCTTTTCGGCAACAAATTCGCGGGATATCTCAACTCGGAAGCGGTCGACAAAAAAACAGAGGAAAACACGAGCTTTTCAACGGACGACTTTTTCGACGCGGCGCTTGAGAGGGCTTACGGAGGTAAGATATGAGATGTGCTGCGGCGGCGGTGGCGTACTCGCGGAGGGAAAACAGACTCATGGAGGAGTACGGCATGTGGATGCTCGAGTGGACGGACACGGTTTTCGGCGTGACGCTGCGCGAGGAGTACGGATTCGGACACAAACGCCTTCAGCGATTTTTTGACGAGAGCCGCGGAGGGCTGACGGAGATGGTCGCCGACTATACACCTGAGAGGGTATACGAGGACAACGGCAAAGGCAGGCGCAAGGGAGATGAGCGGGCGCGGCTGACGGACGGCATCGAGACTACGCAGACCGTACTTGACCGTGAGCTTCGCGCGATTGGTTTTACCGATTGGGAGCTGGTCGCGCTTGTGCCGGAGGACAGATTCGACGCGGCGAAAATTTACCGAGACAAAAAATTGCGGACTGCGGCGCACTCGGCAAGGCTGGCGTGGTACACTGTCAACGGCAAGCGGGCGCTCAAAATCTACGTCGCGTCAACACTGCTCTATCTCCGCGATGAGTACAAACTCGGAGCGGGACGGCTTGAGAGACTGTACAACATAATCGCGCCGAAAATCCGCGGGTATCTTGAGAGTTTTCTCATAGCAGACCTCGCGGAGGACGTGCGGATGAAAAAACAGCTTGACGAGCTTCATGCGGTGCTGGAGCTGCACGGGATAGAGATGGTCGAGATGCCGGACGAGGACAGTGTGATGATACGCGCGGGCGCAAGTGATAAGCCTGTCAAAGCGGCGGCTGTCGGCGGTATCGCGCTTGTCGCAGATTTTGGAGGGGAATCCGCTCCCGAAATACTCTTTGAGCGAGAAAGCGTGTCGCGGAATACTGCGGAGAGCGGAGCGGCGCGGGAAGAGGTTGCCGGAGATGCTGTGGAATGCGTTGGAATCACGAATCGCGGAGCTTACACGGGAGAAATAACGGAAACTCTCCGGGCGGAATCACACGGTGCGCTGCCTATGGTTGGCAGATGGGATGTGTCGGCGGGATTTTGCGATGGGAACTCGGCAGATGCGCGGTCGATAGGCTTTGAAGAAGAACGCTCGCCTACGCTGAGAGGGGCGGTTATTCCGGCGGTATGTGCAGTTGACAACCACGGTGCGGACAGCAGAGTTGAGCTATCAAAGGATGGCAATGTGCAAACACTGACCTCGCGCATGGGTACGGGCGGCAACAACACTCCGTACATCATGAGGCAGACAAAGGCGTACGGAATCTGCTCTCAAAACTCAAACTCCATGTTGTCCGATAATCCCTACAACGGCATATACGAGGCTGAAAAGTCGCGCACTCTCGATACAAGCGGGGGAAATCCATCGAGCAATCAAGGCGGGATTGTGATTGCAAAAGCGATGTGTGTTGCACCCGGCGGATTTACACAAATCGAAGAAAACAAAACCGCGACCATATGCGCGAGAGACTATAAAGATGCGCCTGTTGTCTGCTCTGAGACGCGATATACAGTGTATAGGTTAACCCCGCTTGAGTGTGAGAGACTGCAGGGATATCCCGACGGATGGACTGATATAGGAGCGTGGACGGATTCAAAAGGCAAACTGCACAAGGAGAGTACGGACTCCGCGCGATACAGAGCGTGTGGTAACAGCATAGCACTGCCGCCGTGGAGATTTGTCCTCGGCAGACTGGCGGAACATCTTGAGCGCGGTGCAACTATGGCGAGTCTGTTTGACGGCATAGGCGGATTCCCGCTGATTTGGTGGGAGCTGGGCAACGTGACGGTTTGGCAAAGCGAAATCGACGAATTTTGTGAAGCAGTAACGAAAGCGAGATTTGAATGAAATTTATTGAGTTAAAAGATGCCTCGTTTTGCTCGAATAAAAACAAAATCATGAAGGATATCGGAAAACTGATACTGGCGGCGAGCGAAATAGCTTTTGTCTCGCGACATGAAAATAACGACGATTACACCATGGTGGTGCTGCGTGGCGGTGAGCTGATGGTTATAACCGCGACATCCTACGAAGAAATCAAATCAAAACTCATCGGGGAGGAAAAATAAAATGATAAACGTTTTGAAGGAAGCGAAACTGCTTGAGGTCAGCGAAAAAGTGCGACAGGCGGCGGAGGAAATGCGTGTAGTTTTTTTGAGCGGCGCAGTCACTCACGACAAAAACTACCGTGAGAAATTTGGACTTGCAGAGCAGGTGCTTAGCAAGATGGGATATGTCGTGCTTAGTCCCGCGGTTTTACCGGACGGACTTGAGTATGACGAGTATCTCCGTATCGCCCTTGCCATGCTCAACGAGGCTGACGGCGTATGCGTGTTTAACGACTGGGCGGAGTCAAATGGGGCGCGGATCGAAATAGAAGAAGCGTTACATAAAGACATGCCGATTGTGAGATGGGCGGATTTTCAGAAAATTTATCTCTCGGCAAAAGCGGAGCTTGACGCGCTCGACAAGCCGCTCAAAGTAACTACTTGTCCGATGTGCGGCAAGCTGATCGTCAAAGGGCGCGGACACAAGTGCGGACGGGTGTGAGCGATGGCAAATTTTAATTACAACGAGATTCACCTCGGGGGACGGCTGACTGAGAGACCGCAGCTCCAAACAACGGCAACGGGCAAGGCGGTGTGTCGATTCACAATTTGCGTCAACAAAAAGAGTAACGGCAAAGAGAGAGCGGACTTTTTTACGGTGCAGGTTTGGGAGTCTCGCGCGGAGTTTGTGACAAAATATTTTGACAAAGGCTCGTCAATCTACGTCGTCGGTGAGCTTGTCAACACTCAATGGACAGACCAGCAAGGAGTCAAGCGATACGGAGTGCAGGTCAATGCGAGAGAGGTGCATTTTGTCGACAAAAAAGCCGAGATGCCGACCGAGCAGACAGCACCCGCAGAATATCCGCCGCCGACGGAAATGCCGGAACTTGCCGATGAGGAGGAGCTGCCGTTTTGAAAAGCGCGGACTTGATTAACGCCGGAAACTGGATTAGACCGCAGGAGGCGATGCCACCGAAAGACACTCCGCTGATTTTGCTTGTTAAGATTGCTGAGGCAGGCGGATATAATCGCGACGAGAAAATCCGTGTACACAGAATATGCCGCGGAGCGTGGGGCGGTGCTGTCTGGCACATCTCATGGGGATTCGGCAAGCGTGAGATTATGCCGGAGTTTACGCGGATTGGCAGACCCGACGCGGCGGTTGTCGGGTGGAAATATGAGAAGGAGGAAAAAACATGAACGAAAATAATAATGTGAATTATGGTTTTGACAACACACTGTGCAGTATTGACGTCAGCAGTCAAGGCATAGGCAAGATTGACATTAATCGTGTTTGCGAGGAGATTGATAAATCAAAAATCCGGTGGATTGATGCGCGTGAAAAGCTCCCGAAAAAAGGCACGACGCTTTTTTGTGGCAAAATCTACTTAGTGGAGCAGCATGTTTACGTGCCGGATTGGGCGGGGGACGGTTATAAGGAGTACAAGCGAGTTTGTCCCGCTCGTTATAGTGTGGCGCAAAAAATCTGGCTTATACGCCTCGGTGAGGATGCATTTGATTACTGCAACGCGCTTATAGATAAGCTTGAGGTACCGCACTGCCTTGAGAGCGTGCCGAGATGGGCGTATATGCCCGGTGACAAGGAGGACGAGGATGAAATGTGAGCTGCCGTACGAAATCGGAACGTTTGTCAGATGGATGCCGTTACCGTGTACGGAGGAGGCTTGCTAAAATGACGCGCAAACGATACATAAAACTGCTCATGGGTTGTCAAGGCTATAGCCGCAACGAAGCGAGACGAGAAGCTCATACCGTGACGAGACACAAGGCTCTTGTCGACAAAAACAATCAAAAAATCAAGTCCTTCGGCGGTGCCGCTCGTAGACCGCAAGCAGGCTATAAGGAGTATTATGACTGTATTGTAATGCTTGGTGGCAAAAAGAAAATTGAAGAATTAAGGAGGATGCTGCCGCGGTATGACGCGCAAAAGATACATAAAACTGCTGATGGGCAAACTCGAGCTCAGCCGTAACGAGGCGCGTGAGAGAGCCGCGAGTGTTGTCTACACAAAAAGGCAGTTGGACGAGAGTAATAAAACCTCCAAGGCGCTCGGCGAAAAAACGAGAGTGGGAACTCTGGCATACGCCGAGGCTTGGGATGATGATGTGCAGATATACATATGGGTTAAAAAAAGAGCGTTAGAAATCGAATTTGAGGAGAAATTTAAACAATGGAAGACATCGAGATAAAAACCTGTCCGTTTTGCGGCAAGTATGTAATGTGCTCACCGGATGAGCCGCCGGAGGATGCTTGTGACTGCCCGGAAGCTCAACACAAAAGAGAGTCGGCAATGCGTTTTGAAAAACTCAAGACTGCTGTCGAGACGTCGTGCGGGGAAGGTTGTGAAAAACTTTATCCTCTGCACAAGCCGCTCAAAGAGGACCAATTAACCGCCGTCGTTGAGATTGCGGCTATGGTTGCCAAAGAGCTGCTGCACTCCGCGTCGTTGGTGCTTGCCGATGGTACGTCGCTCAAAATCACGGGCGGCAAGGTTGAGCGCAAAGCAAGCTCAAAGTACAGCGAGTCAATTTAATCCCGTTTTGTCGTAACTTTTCAACATTATATATAGTCCGCAAAAAATCTCGGGAGTCGCGTCCCGAATGCGGGCTTGTATGGAGTATTAAGATATCAACTATTGTCGGAGCGCGTCGGAAGGAGACGGATATGAGAGAGTATGTAAGGCAGCACATCACGGACTGCGGGGACTATGCGAGAGTCAACCTCTATCCCGTCAGACCCGTCTCCCGTAAGCGCGGCGCTAAGAGACTGCCGACGTCAGAGGTACAGGAGAGACTTAACGCGCAAAATTCCGCACACAGGCTGAGCGATTTAATCCACGTCAATTTCACACCGGACGACATCGCGCTGCACTTGACCTACTCCGACGAGCACAAGCCGGAGACGGTCAAAGACGCGCAAAGACAGGCGTACAACTACATGCGTCGGCTCGGACGGTTATGGTCTAAAAAGACGGGCGTGGACAAGTCGGCGTTTAAGTGGATTGTTGTGACAGAGCAGTCCTCGACCGGACGAATACACCATCACGCGATAATATCGGGCGGGTTGACGATGGAGGAGCTGTCGGACAAGTGGGGCATAGGTCACACCTCGACGAGGACGCTTGAGTTTGACGAGACGGGACTTGTCGGCTTAGCAACGTACATCACAAAGTCGCGGACGAGCTATCGGCGGTGGCAGGCGTCAAAAAATCTGCAAAAGCCTGTGGTGAGGGAAAACGACTACAAAATCCGCAAAAAAGATGTGCGCTATATCCGTGAGAATCCGCAGGACGAGTGGTTTGTGTCGCAACTGCACGACGGATACTTCGTTTGTCCGGGGTCAATCCATGTGCAGGATGAGTCGGCGGTCGGCGGATTATTTGTGAGCTATATGATATACAAGACGGACAACGGCATGTTTTACCGCGACAAAAACGGCATTGTCCGCCAAAAGCGAAGGAGGAAAGAGTGAAAACGCGAGTTAACGGAATCCGCACTGTGCCGACCGAGGACGAGGAGCAGATTGCGGTAATGAGCTGGGCGGCGCTGATGGAGGGGCGGTATCCTGAGCTTAGACTGCTGCACCACATACCAAACGGCGGAAAGAGGGGAAAGCGTGAGGCGGCTGTATTTAAGGCGATGGGGGTCAAGGCGGGTGTGCCGGATCTCTTTTTGCCGTGCGCTCGAGAGGGATATCATGGGCTGTACATCGAGATGAAAGCACTTGACGGCAGACCGAGCAAGGCGCAGCTTGAGATGTTAAAGGCACTGAGCGGGCAAGGCTACAGGTGTGTAGTCTGTCACGGAGCGGATGAGGCGCGTCGGGTGATTGAGGACTATTTGAGAGGGGGTGCGATATGCTCGGAGGAGAGTTATACCACGGAGACTGTCTCGAGATAATGCCGCGCATACCGAGGGAAAGTGTAGACCTTGTGCTGTGCGATCTGCCGTATGGGACAACCGCGTCGACATGGGACAAGATAATTCCGATGGACAAACTATGGGCGGAGTATACGCGGGTTTTAAAACCACGCGGGACGGTCGCGCTCTTTTGCGTGCAGCCTTTCACCTCGCTGCTCGTCACGCACGGACTGAAAGGCAAGTTACACTATCGCTATATGTGGGTTTGGCTCAAGAGCAACAAGACTAACTTTGGAGCGGCGCATATACAACCTCTGCGCATATACGAGGAGATTGCTGTCTTTGGCAAATGCTCTGGCAAATATTATCCGCAAAACACAAAGAAACTTGATGAGCCTATTTTGTGGCAACCGAGGACGGGGAGCGTTTACCGCAAAAACAAAAGTGCAAGTTTGCAAACAGTGACAAACTATCCCGTTAATGCATTGAGTTTTAGATCGGAAGAGCACACGTCTGAACTC